TCGCGGCTTTTAATTCCGCGTGAAAGCTTTCCTTGATGCTTGCCTGAAATTCGCGCGTGCATAGAACGCGGATGGGATCAACGTATCCCCATATCGCCGCCATCTTTGCAGCGCCGTATGATTTGCCGGATCCGCGCCCGCCGTGCAGCAATCGATACTGCACTGATCCGCGTGGCGGTGCGAATGCGTCTCGCAGCTTGCGCGGTAGCTTAACCGTTGCCTTCGTCATCGTCAGCCGCGCTTAGGATGATCGTAGTTGGCGTCATGCTGCCGTCTTCGGAAACATGGTTGACGTCTTGCTTTTCGCGCCATCCTGCCCGCGTCTTCATCCAGAATATCATCGCTGTTGTGTCGCCGCCCTTGGCCTTGTTAAAGAGCGCCCCGCCGATCTGCGCGTTTGCCTTGGCTGTCGATTGGTCCAACTCCTCGCGGTAATGCTTGCGCAAGGTTTTCTTGTCGATTCCCAGAATATCGGCCAGCACGTCCTGCGTTGTTCCCATAGTCGTATGCAGCGCGACAAGCTGGCGCTGTGCGTCTGTCGGGTAGTGCGTGCGGTCAGGTGGAGGGGTTTGTGTCATTTCTTTCTAGCATCCTTTAATTTACTGGTTGCATATAGGTGCAAATTGCGGCTCAGTGAATAAAAATAGGAGTCAAAACATGAAAAACCCCCACGAAACTTTCTGCCTTGATAACGCCGTATCTTTCACCGCCGTTCGCGGTTTTGGATCTAATCGCATCCGCACCAATCACGCCACAAAAGCCGAGGCCGAAGCGCAAGCTAAAACTTACGGCGATGGGCGCACAATGATTTACGCTATCACCGCGCAAGGAAACAGCGCCCATATTTGCAACGCCTAGGGGCAAGCTGGCCCAGTTACATTCCAAAACAACACAAGCCCGGCACCGTGTCGGGCTTTACATATCCGCCAAGCCTTCGCGTCATAATGCGGGCAGCTTTGAAACGGCGGCTTTTCCTTTAAAGCCTTGGAAAACTCAATTCCCGCTTTGTGTATTGTTGCGCCCGCCACGTCTGCGGCTGATAACTTGCGCCCCACTTCGACAACGTGTCGCCGTGCGTTCGGCCACGCCTTCGCAAGCCCCCGCGCCAGAACGCCGGAACCGCTTGCGCACCAAACCTCGTCTGGCTCCAATCCCGTAGACCTTGCCGCCTCTGCAATCTTATCAATCGCTGCGGGCAGGTTTACACCGAAAGGCGCAAGCGTTGCCCCCGTCCGGTTGCAGTATTCCCTCGCCCGTGCCTGCACGACCGTCAGATAGCCTGGAGATACCTGCATAACCTTTGCGCCGACCCGCTTGGCTTCAAGCGCCCTGTCATGTGTCTTGGCACGCTTGGCCACAAATATTGTCGCCCGCTTGCCAAGTGCCGCTGCGGTGTGCGCAAGGGCTGTCTGTGCGCCGCCCTCGCACGGGCTGGCATAAACAACCTCTTCCGCGTTCTCGAATAGAACGGGCAGGAAACGCGCCTTTGTCCCGCCGGGAAATAGATCATCACGGACAACGCTAATCCCGTTGTGTTGGGTTACAATCGGCGGCGTCATAGTTCATCACCCAAGTCGCTATGCTCACTTTCCGGCTCGGGGATATGAACCTCAACTGGGCCGCAAGCCTGCGTTGCCTTCTTGCCGTCGCCCTTGACGAAAACAAGCACGTTCTGGTGCGTCTTGCCCAGCTTGCGACCGCTTGCGAATTGCCGCCCGACCCTGATCGGCAGGGAGCCAACAGACGTTACCAAGATTGCTTCGTTGTAGAAGTGCAGGCCCGCCGCCTTAAACGCCTCGACGGTATCGCCCACGAAGTTATAATAGTTGCCCTTCTTGTCGCGCACATCACCGACGACAAAGCAGGCGAAGCGGTTGTCTTTCAACTGCGCGCAAGCCTTGGCGATGATCTCAAAATAGGCGGGCTTGAAGTCCTCATATTTCAGCGTCGAAAGGTCGTTAGGGTCGTCGCTGTAAACCTCAAGGTCCGCATATGGCGGGCAACTGAAAACCATGTCAGCCTGAACGTCCGCGCAGATGCGGTCAATGTTGCGGCTGTCGCCTGTATGCCAGACTGGCATTGGATCGCTGCAAAGGTCGTCGCCTTGCGTTTTGTTTGCCGCAACCTGTTCCTCGCGCAATTCAACTCCGATGTATTGCCTGCCCAATTTGCTCGCAACGATGCCACGCACTGAGCCACCCGCAAATGGGTCAAGAATTGTGCCGCCTTGCGGGCTGAACCAACTGTAAGAAAGTTCACAAAGTGTCGGGTCAAAAATGGAGCCGCCTTCGTTATTGCCACGCCCCGCAAGATAATGCCCCTCTGGCAAATTTGCGGGGACGCTGGTCGGGTCAATATCGCGGCCAACTTCGCTTTCAATGCCCAAACCAAGCCAAGCCCGCTTGCGGTTCTGCCACCAGCCCTCGCGGGCGTTCAAAACGCTAAATGGCGCAATCCCGAACTTATCCGCAAGGCTTGCCGTCGATCCCTCGTTGTCGCCTTCGCCTGGAAGCGGCTCTTCTTCCATCTTGAAAGCGTTCAACTCGTCAAGGTCAAAACCAGTCAACGTCAAATCAAAGCCTTGCGCGTCTAAGTCTTGCAATTCAACTTTTAGCATTTCGTTATCCCACCCCGCATCCAGCGCGAGGCGGTTGTCTGCGATAACATATGCGCGGCGCTGCGCCTCGGTGAGATGCGAGGCCTCGATCACAGGCAAGTTTTCAAGTCCTAGCTTTTGCGCGGCCAGGACGCGGCCATGCCCGGCGATGATGCTGTTATCCCCGTCCGTGATGATCGGATTGAGAAACCCAAATTCTTTAATACTGGCGGCAATTTTTGCCACTTGCGCCTCGCTGTGCGTGCGACTGTTGCGAGCGTATGGGATCAGATCCGCGACCTTTGCGGTTTTATACTGGGGAAATGGTTTGTTCTTCATATTACATCCTTATCACATTATTCTTATTTTGTCACGTTGCCGATCAATCTTGTGCAACGCGGCGCAGCGCATCCCGATCCACGCGTCCGTCAATGAATGCTTTTTGCAGGAATGAATGATCCATCCCGGCCAGGCTGCACACTTCGCGAAAGTCTCGCCCGGCTTTGGTAATCCACTCGATTGCGGTTCGTTTTGCTGCGATGGTTTCGGCGTCGCCTGTTGCCGTGTTTGTGGCGTCAAGGAATGCTTTATAAACGACGGATTGCCATAGTGCTTTTTCGGGGGTCATGATGATTTCCTTTTTGAGTTACGTTATGTTTCCAAGGTCACGCGGTAGAAATGGGCCAAAACCCGCGCCCTTGGTGCTGATGATTGCGGCGCTATGTAACATTTGCCCACCGCGCCTCTTGTCAGCTTAGCGCCAGTTTATAGCCATGGTCGGGCTAGGCGTTATTGGAACATTACATCATTACAACACAGATGCCAATAGGGGTTATGGTCATGGTTTGGCCCGTAGCCTATCCACCTCGGCTTGTAGGGCGTCCCGCTCTGCCTCGGCCTTTAGCTGTGCATCATGCGCTTCTGCGGCTTGCCCAAGGATTGCCAATTCCTGCAATGCGCTTTCACGGGCTGCGGATCTAGCTGCGATATATTTTTCCATCAATTCGCTTTTGACTTGTTGCGATTTTGGCAAAATAACAATTCGCTTTTTTGTCATGGTCATGCATTGCCCTTTCTTGGCTCACGTTGCGCGGTGCGATATGCCAATGCGCCGTTTAGTGTTTCGATTGCGCCTTGGACGTTGCCAGTTTCCAGCTTTACGGCGGCCAGTGCTATTGCCTCCCGCTGCCCGATCAGATCCGCGTGCATCCGTTCCCGATCCTTGCGCAGATCGTCTATGATGCGGTTGAGGCGTCCGATTTCGTTGGTGGATTGCTGTGTCATTCTTTTGCCTTTGCTTGTGCTATGCGGCGCTTGCGTGCCATGTTGCGATAGAATGCTTGTGAGGCGTCACCGGGCTTTGTCAGTGCATCATCTTTGCCTGTTAGCTGCCATGTATATGTATTTGGCGGGCATGGCTTTACGGCCCCGTCCATGACCGGCACGCCATATCTGGCGGAAACATCGGCAACTAATTGTTTTGGTGTCACTGCACTTTCTCCATCGAATAAAGATATTTGCGATCCAGCTTTAGAGCCGCGTTGATTGTGCCACGCGCCCGAAGTCGTTGCAGCGACGCGTGAATGGCCTTTGGCAAGACGCCCATGGCATCTGCTATTTCGATGCGTTCCATTGGCCGCCCGGCGTTTGCGAGAACAGTCATGACTTTGTGATCGATTGGCGAGTTGCCTGTTACCTCGGCCCGAATTTCTGGCAAGCGCATAAATTGGCCTG